TCGGAAAAGAGATTTGTCGAAAAATTTATCTTGAAAGTTTTCTCCCATTTTGCGATATCCCATGTCGTGTCTGGAAAATAATCGAGATAAACATCAGAAATTTCCCTTTCTATGTCATCTCCCAAAAGCCCAAGCGCCTCAAAGAATTTTCGCAAATTTGTCTGATGGGTGAGGTCGAAGAGTTGGTTTTTCGGAAGAAGACTTCGGAAAACATCGAAAAAGGATTTAGTCTTCATACTCCTCCCCGTTTATGTAAAGTTTTCCAAGTGCACAAAGTTCTCCCATTCCGAGGGTGTAGGAATCAACTTCCCTCTCAGAGAGTTCCAACTTCACAGTTCCAAAAGTTGCCTTCAAGGTTGTAGCGACTCCGTTTACAACTGCAATAACAGAATTTTTCGTTATCAAGTCGGTCTTGTTGTCCTCGTTGTCCAAGCCTCTGATTAAAGGTTCTCTGCCTTCAAAATATGTCTCTAGTTCGCTTTTTGCCGAATGTCCAAAGTCATCAGAAAGCGCTCCGTCCATTTCGGTAACATACACATCAAATTCTGTTACAGTAACGCTTCTGACATTCGTGTATGTCTCATCCCCCGCCGGGTCAAGAATAGCTGTTAATGGTTTTCTGTTTGCTTTTCCCGTGTCTGGGTCATAAGTACAAGCCTGTCCGACCGCTACGCACAAATTCCTATCTACGATTCTTCCTTCGTAAATGTCAGGGTCTCCAGCAACATAAATCAAGACTCCAGCAGGGCTTCGTTCATTGTTGTAAATATAAGTCTGCAAAACACCAGAAACATCAAAGGCCCAAGTCCTATAATCAACAAGCGAGCCACCCTGAGTCCTTGAACCATATCCGCTCACTACTCTGCTTCTGTAATGCTCCTCGGTTTCTTCGTCTGTTCCAGCCTGGGTGGTTCCAGTTACTTCTGTTTCTTGCTTCACCGAAGACAGCGGCGAGACAAATTTAAGCACATCGCCTTCCGACAGATTTCCATCTTCGCCAGACTGAACGCAATAAACAGGAATCTCACATTCAGTTCCAGAAAGAGCCGTGTTTTCCGAAACATTATAAAGAAGTCCTGTCTTATCACTCTTTAAAGGCGTTCCGAGAGTGATTGTCTTCCCCTCGATTAGAACTGTCGCTTTTACAGTTCCCTTCCATGCAGTTCCGCTGTTAGGTTCTCCGACTCCAAAAAGATTCCCCAGTTGAATAAGCGGTCTTATCGTATGCCCAAGAATATCCACGCTCTCAAAACTTGCAGTGTCCGGGAATAATTGAAGGTAAAACCAACCCGAAAGTTTGTAGAGAATGACAAAAACGCCCGCAAGCACCTTTGAAAGCACATTGATGAAAGACTTTGGTAGAAGCCTGAGCGTGCTATTGAATTTCTCCTGGAAAGAATCAATTAAAAGGTTGTAGACATAATCAACTGATTTGTTTGTATAAGCCATTTTTATTCAGCCTCCTGCCACTGCATCTCAAATTTGCTCTCGCTTGAATTCCCGTCCTGAATCATTTCAGCCTCTATGTAAATTCTGTTAGAACTTACTGCCGACACTGCTACTGAAACAGATTCTGCCCCTGCCTCATTTTTTATCCATGCCAAATCTCGTTCTGCTGCTTCCTTTGCCTTTCTGACATTTCCGCTAGTCAGGGAGGTACCAGAAACCGCCGGCAAAAAGTCGCTTTCCATGCGCTCGCTTTCTGTCGTTCCAGGAATGAGATTTCCCCACCAAGTGTCCTTGTCCATGTCTTTTGTGTCGTCCTTATTCCCTCCAAAAAGAGAAAGACAGACCGCCGTGGAAAAATCCCGACAATCCTTTATAAGGCCGTCTTCCACGACAATCTCCCCGAGTCCGTCAGAGAAATCCATGAGCACATCGCCAGAAAATTCGTTTTTGCCTACCATGTTTTAGCCTTCCTTACGCTATAGTTCCCGTTCCAGTGGAAGTTGTCGCTCCGCTCTGAGCCGATTGAGAACCTGTTGTCGCAACAGGAATCCCGGCAGCAACTGTAACGACCGCATTCTCTTCTATGTGTTTCACAATTGCATCGCCTATGTCTTCCCACAGTTTCTTTATCTTGTCCTTCATCTCGTCTGGAGCGCCTGAGTCCGTTATTAATGCGGCAATTTCGTCTCCTAAAGTTTTTCCATTCATCGCCATCTTCTTTTCTCCCGACTACTTTCGTGAGTAGTCATGCATTGCTCACATTTGTTCCTGTCTGAGGGGCTCCAGTAAAAGCACAAAAAGGCATCCCGCAAAAACATCCTGTCCCGTCTGGCGATGCGACTCCCTTACATTTGACGCTACCGCCTGTAAGTTCTGTGGCCGTTCCAGTTATCTTCACACTTTCACTTTCAATTTCTACCGAACTTTCCGCAGAAACCGAAAGATTCTTAGCCGTTATAGAAAAATCCTCAGGCGAAACCATTTCAATTTTTCCATCGTTCAAAAGTTTTAAAACGGCCTTCACCTCGCCTTCTGAATCCCTTGAATACAAAAATCTCTCTCCAGGCTTCGCACCTTGTGAAGTTGAAAGAACTCCTACCGAAACAAAATTACCGGTCCCGTCCACACTCACAATGACGACCCTGTCTTCTGGCAATGGTGGAGAATCATCTCCACTTGCAGAAAAAGTCTCGGCTGTTACATTCGCTCCAAAATGACTCTCGACCGTCTGCATGATGAATTTTTCAATCTCGGTTTTTATCAATCTCGCTATTCTTCCCATGGAAAAACCTCCGGCAAACTTCCGTCTCTGCTTTCGGGTAAGACAAGTGAAAAACTAGCAGACATTCCTTCGTTGTCGCTCCTTTTTAAAGTAACCTCGTCCACCAGAAACTTTGTATCCTTAAAAATCTCAGCACCAGGCGCCATGAGCGACAAGGCCATGTTTTTTCTGTAAACTCTTCCGTTCTTGTCTCGATGTCCGCTCACATTGATAGAATATTTAACACAGGAAGCGAACATTTCCCCTGCCAAGGCTTTTACAGACGCTTCGAGAGTGCCCTCTGTCGCATCTTCGATTTTCTTTCCCATGCAGCGAAGCACTCCCTTTTTTGTGAGAAAAGTGTTCTCCCATGTGTATTTTGCAGAATCGCTCTCTGTTGTAGTTTTGGAATAGCCTGTTATGTGTGAATACATCCCCTGAGAATTGAAATTCGGAGTTACCGAAATCAATGGAAATTCCCCTTGCTTAAAAGATGCACTCACACTTTCCGTTTTAGGCTTGTAAATCAAAAGCGAACCGTCCTGAGTGTTCGATAAAAAAAGCCCTCTTTGCTCCGCGAGTTTTTCAAGAAAATCCCAAACCTTCCCGCCTACATCGATTTCTACTTTTTCAAAAACATCACCAATATCGCCATCAACAACCACACTAAGCCCAAAAGGGGCACATACAGTCTCGGCAATCTGTTTTAGGTTTAGTCCGTTATATTCAGCAGGGAAAAGCGATTCGGGTAGGCAAGAATCAATTAAAACGCCACATTTTGCATATCCTTGGACATTCAGTGTTGAGGAACTTGAAGAAAGGGAAACGGCAGGAGCAAGTGCCACACCGTTAAAAACCATGTCACCGTCATAATAGACTTTGCAATCGTGATAAACGAAAGGGGCGAAGGCTGTCCGTAAATCATCTTTCGATGAATCATAAGGAGCAGAAAAAGAAAAAGCGTCCACTCCTTTTACACTCTGGACTAAAGTGTAGCCTGTGAAACCCGTGAAGCGTTTTCCGTCGATAATAAGGCTCATATCTTGCTTTGCATCCTCGTCCAAAACAACTGTTTTTGCAGGCTCTGCACTTGTTGCCGTTGCTCTCTCGTTTTCAGGGATTATGAGAATGTCGCCTGGGAAAATCAAAGGACTCCCGTCAGAAGCAGTCTTTCGCCCAGAAAGTTGAGGATTTGCCTTTACAATGTCCGCCCACTTAGAAAAATACCCATAATATCGAACAGAGATTTTTCCAAGAGTATCGCCCGATTTTACAGTGTGGGTTTTAGCCATAGTAGCGAACCTCCCGTCCCATTGGAATGATTGCAATCTCGTTGGCGGTCAGTGCATTATCCGTTATAAACTCATCAACCTTGTCAAATCCGTCCTTGCCGTAAAGTTCTGTCAAAAGTTCAAGAAGTTGCCTATCTTCCGAGAGAGTCAAAGTTCTAGTAGAAGACAGACTGAAAGAAACCGCCTCAAGAACCTGAATCGACGCCACAACCGTTTCCAAAAGGGCTGAATACGATTCGCCCGTATCCACGAAAGCGTTTTTGTCAGTCTGAGAATCCATGTAAGAAACATAATCTTCAAAATAACTTCTGATTGATGAAGAAATTGAGAGGACATCCGAACGACTCTTAAAACCGCCTGCGAGACTTTTTGAAGAAGAACCTGAAGACGACCCCGAAACGGAACCGAGAAAAGCCGTGTACGCTGCTCCGAATCCCAGTGAAGCCACAAGTGCTCCGACCATGGAGGATGTCGCTGCAAACTGATTCGCTATTGCGTTCAATCCAACAGGGTCTTTCTTCACATTGTTTATTAAATCCTTGATTATGCTTGCGTAAGCCTCAATTTTCGCAAGAGCACCAATGATAATTTTGCTTGGAAGTCTCACTGCCTGAATTAAAGTTCTAGCGATGTTTTCAAGATTCGGTGATATAGTGTCGATTTTGGATGTCCAATTGCTTACACTGTCCTTCATGTTCTGCAACTCTTGCAAAAGTTCCTGTTTTTCCTGTAAATCGTTCGACTTCTCCGCAATCTTTTCCACGCCCTTAAAAAGAGTGTCGCTCTGAACTTCAAGGGTGTTCTGCAACTGAATTTCATCTTCTATAGAATCGATTTCGACCATCTCCAAAAACGAAGAAACCGCTGCTTCCTCATAACTCTCCATAGCCTGGTCGAGGGTATCCACAGCGGAAATGTCAGAATCTGGAAAAGTCCTGTCTGATATAGTTTCTGAAAAAGTGATTTTTACTTTAGATTCGTTTGCACCCGAAACAAGATTGTCGCTGCGTCCAATATCGCCTGTAGGTACAACTACATGCTTTCCGTAAACCGGATGCTCAAGTTCTCCATATCCTCTTTCGCAAAGAATTTCCTCGAACTCATCAGCGTCTTTTATGCAGTTTTCACCAGAAAAAATGGCCGTCATCGGAAATTTTCTGCCACCGAGTCCAAGAGACTGAATCTCAGCGCCGTCCAGGTCGGGAAAAACATTCTCGCTTGTCTTAAGCGATGTAGATTTTTCAACACCTGGCTCGTAATTGAAAACAATTCTTTTTCCGCTCGGAGATGTGTAAGCCGCCTCCGAAATTTCTTCCGTCCATGCCATGATTTCAGAGTAAAAGACGCATAAAAATATGACTATACGGAAAAATAAAAAAAAGCGTCGGCTCATTTCTGTCCGACGCTTTTTAATCAACTGTAAGTGAAAGCGTAATAGCAAAGAAGATTTCCCTCGTTTACCGTTACGCTCTTGTTCAGTGTATCTCCCCATCTTCGTCTAAAATGGGTGAATCCAGTTCGCTTATTGTACCACTTCTCCACCGTGTACATGTTGTCAGGAACTTGTTCTGGCAGAGCCTTCAATTCTTGTCTCTTCCAATTTCTCCCTGTCAAGAGATTTAGAATCTCAACGGTTTTGCAAGTCCATTCGTCATCTATCAAGTCATTTTCCCTGCACTTAATAGCCGCCTCAAGAATGTCGAATTTCTTTGTAGGCTCAGTCGCCTCGAAAAACTCCTCGACAATCGAACAGAGGCTCAAAAACAGACAAGCATAAGACCCCATGCAATGCAGCAG